ATTCTTAATTAATAATACTTTGTTATCTTTAAGTAGTGATAAAAATTAGAAAAATATATATTCTTAAATACTTTTATTTAAATATTAAGTGTTCCAGAATTCATTGGTCTGACTATAAGATTCTATGCTATTCTTTATACATTGCGATATGAGGTTTTAAATTTTTCATTTTAGTTGTTAAAGTTATATTTAATGATTTTACATATTTTTTAGCTGATTTTATCGCTTCTTTACATAATTTTTTATTATTAAAAATTTCATTTTTATCTATGTATTCTTCTTTATTACCACCTCTTTTAGGTATTTTCATATTTACTTTTAATTTTTTATTTATTATTACAGGAACACTATATTCAGAAATTAAATCATTTATTGATTTTGGTTCTAAATCTAAATATTCAGAAGTAGATTTAACTAAACTTAAATACTTAGATGGTTCAAATATTACAATCTCTTCATGTGCTTCATCTCCAATATGATAAGGTGATTGTAAACGTGGTACTATATATCCATCACATATTGCCTTAGAAAATAATTCTTTTAATATATATAAACATCTCCTATCTATTGTTTGTTCTCCAATACGAACTCCTCGTTTTGCAACTGGATTATATTGTAATCCATCAAATGAAAAATTTTTCATATATTCTATTTTCTTTTTTATTGTATTATAATTATCATCTGTAATTCTTGACATACTAAACATCATATTATTATATCTTTCAAATAATTGTAATTGATTATTATATGGAATTAATCCATATGCTAATGTCAAGACAGCATTATTATCAAAATCATCTGTATAATCCATTATATAAGTTAATATACTCATTATTTTCCTTAAATCTAAAAGTCTTACAGATGTAATCGTTTTTAAACAATAAATTCTTCCATAATATTCAGCTATATCTTTACCAGCTAAATAAATTGGTGCATCTCTTAATATTTCGTTTTCATTTAATATTTTATCACTTGTAATTCCACGATATAATATTGTATTCGGATATAAATTTATAAAATTATCTGTATAATTAAATTCTGAAAAATCATATGTTTTAATATTCATATTTAATAATTAATATATAAATTTTATAAAAAATTGATTCTTATTTAAAGAATTATTTACTTAATTAATTAAGTATGGATCTTTGTATTGTTACTGATTTTACTGGCTCTATGATGTATTACCTTGATGCTCTGAAACCTAGTATACAAGAATTTATACATATTTTTAAACTTTGTGATGATATTGATCGTATTAGCATTCTAGGATATTCTGATTATTCTGAAAGAGAATTAATTAAATGGAGCGGATGGAAAAATAATACTAAAGATTTAATACCATTTATTAATACTTTAAATGCATCTGGTGGAAGTGATATTCCAGAAGCAGCTAAAACAGCAGCTTTTGAATTAATTAATAAAATTGAAAAAAAAACTATTGTCATTTGGTATACTGATGCACCACCTCATACAGAATTTACTGGATCATCTATTGTACATTATAATAAAGAAAAAAATGCTCTCAAAGAAAATTTTGATTGGGTTGTTTTATCTAATAAATTAAAAGATTTAAATAGTTCTGTATGGTTCTTATTACCTGAAAATTCACATAATATTATTAAAGGACTTTATGCTCATATGAGCAAAATTACAAATGGTAAAACTTTACTTTTAAATACAATTAATAGCAATTTAATTGGTACTACTACTGTAGGATTAATTCTATCAATCATGGGGCATAAATATGATTTCAAAAAAGATATTAAAGAATCTTTTATAGATACTGATCAAAATTTTATTGACGAAAATCAAATTAATACAATTATTTCTAATAATAACAATATTATAAAAACTAAAGAAATTATTATTAACATTAATAATAATCTAAATATTATAGAAAAATTTAATAAAGATAAAGATTATAAAAATAAAGTTTATAATGTCTTCGAAGATATCTTAACTCCTCAACTTATCAAAAGCTTAACTTATAACCCATTATTTGGTACATTATGGAGAGAAATCTGTAAAGATAAATCTGATCCTCGTAGAGATATTATTGTCAATAAATTAAGTAATGTCATTTCTAATCTTAATAATGCTGCTGATAAAACTATTATGCAAATCTTTATTGAACAAAGTTATAATCAATCTGATCAAATACAAGAATTAATTGAATCTTGTGAAATTCAATTTCCATCCCTTATTATTGATAAAAATCTGTCTAAATTAAGCTGCAAAGATATACTCGAAATTACTAGATCTTGCTCTCCAACAGCTCTTAAACAATTATGCGAAATTCTTACAAACCTAAAAATTGTTGATCACATAAAAAAACAAAAATATATACCTATTAACATGAATAATAAAGATTTCTTCTCCTGTATTCCTCATCTAATCGTTGACGGTATTATGTTCTCATTCAGAGCTAGTATTATCATGGCTATGCTTATTATTTACACTGGAACAGATATTCTTCTAGATAAAGCTACAGAATTTATAATTAATAATCGTGGTAAATGGCTAATCACAGATCAACCAGAAAATTTCTCATATGAATTCATTAAATTTGCTCTACGAGTTGATAAAATTTTAAATAATCAACTCTTAACTGATAATGAAAGAAATATATATACAAATCTTCATACAATCGCCGGGCTTAAAATAAATGCTAATACTAATTTAACTATTAAATTACCATTCACTAGCTCAAAAACATTAAGGCCTGATTATAAAATTGAATGCAATAAATGCCATGAATTACGATCATTTACTATCATGGACAAAAATAATATTTGCGGTTTATGTCTCTGTGATGTAATCTTTCCAAGTATTAATAATACTAAATCTTATTGGTGCGAATGCAGAACTTGTAAAGCACATTATGCTGTTGAAGATATTAAAAGCTTAAATGTTGTACCTAAATGCCACTTTTGTCGCAATAATATAGCTACTATACCTACGATTACATGTTCTTTCTGCCAAAATAATTTTATATCTACTAATTCTTCTAATAATAAAAATAGTTGGATGTGTCCAATTTGTCTAGATGATGAAAAAACAAATCCTCAAGAAATTGAAGTTAATATCAAAAATTATGTTTCAGGTTGTGATCAAATATTCGTACAACAATCTATTTGGTCTTTATATGAAAATAATATTAAAATGCCAACAATTAATTATCCTACAAGATTTAACAATAAAATTGTACTCAATGTTGATGATCTTAAAATCGCAGTTAATAATTGGATTACTTTAGAAAAAGCTGAAAAAGGCACTTGTATGATCTGTTTCAACGAAATGAACAAAAATAAATTATATGATGTCTGTGATCTTAAAAATTGTAATGCTAAAGCATGCTCTGATTGCCTTACTCAATGGTATGCAGAACCTAAACCGGGACATTTACTAAATTTTAGTAATATTATGTGCACATTCTGTCGTAAATTTCCTACCCCTAAAATCCTTAAAAAATATAACAAAGAACTTTGTACACTCAAAAAATGTGATATCATTGATCATACATGGCATTACGCTTGGTGTATTAAATGCTATCATGCTAAAAAATATATTGAAAAACAATGTGCTCAAGATAATATAATTAATATTATAACAAATTTTATTTGCGAAGATTGCAAAGATACAACAAATAATATAATTACTAAACCATGCCCTAAATGCGGAGTTATGACAGAGAAATCTAGTGGTTGTGATCATATCACATGTACTTGCGGATCTCATTGGTGCTTCAATTGCTCCGAATTATCTACTAGTGATGCTATTTATGATCATATGTGGAATAAACATGGTAATATAGGATTAGTTGTTGATAGAAATGATAATTATGATTATGATGATAATGATGACTATTAAATTAAATTCATATTTGATATTTTACCAAATGGATAAAAAAATCCCCCATCTTGTTTTATACGCTTAAAAATAGGTTTATCTTTTTTATTTATTATAGATACTTCTGGCCATCTTTCTATTTCTTTCTCTTTTATCATCCAAAATTCTTCATAAAAATTGAATGAACATATATCACTCCAAAATGATCCAAACCATGAATCTAAAATACCACAATCTGGATACTTTTTAATTACATTCATTAAAAATTCTTTATAATTTAATGAATCTTTATATAAATCTTTTAATGCTTCATCTAAATTTCTTATTCTATTATTTATTAATAAATATCTTTTACAAAAATCTTTATATTCTATTTTTTTATTAGGATCATTTAAAATATTTAATGCATCATTTATTTTACTTATAAATTCACCTTTTATAGGCTTTGCATTAAAATACTTTTGATACCAAGTTTTACCATATTTTGTCAAATAATAATAATATAATCGCACTTGAATTTTCTTTAAACAATCAATCGTACTATAATCCTTAAATAAAAATTTACGTGTTAAATTTGGAAATTTATGTTTTGTAAACTTTAAAGCACTTTTTACCATTTCTATAGTTCCATTACCAGGAATTAAATTTTCATCATTTGAACATCTACTATTAAAACTTAATCCATTAATATTTGGTTTATCATCATCTTTATATACAGAAATATTTATACATTCCTTAGTTCCACCAAATCTTATTATATATTCAAATTTGTTTTCTATTATAATTGCATTAAATTTATTATTTTCAGATTTTATTTCATAATATGTTTCTTTTGTCATTATTACTACTTAAAGATAGTAAATAATATTAATATTAATGAATATTTCTGCAGAAGAAATTAAAAATATATTTGATAATTTAAATGATTCCAAAAATATACAAATATTTAATAAAATAGTAGATAATATTGGTATCCATGGTATTATGGAACTATGTGAAATAGCTAAATATGACAAAGATACTACAGATAATATTGTCATTAAATCTATTAAACGTATTTTAAATAATTATAATAATGTTTCTATTACCGAATATGTTTTCGGTTGTAGACATATTGAATCTAAAGAATATTCATGGGATCGTGCATTTGTAATAGCAAAAACAAAAAATTCAAAATTTATTACTTTAGCATATTTTAATGATGGTATAGATTATATTCGCAAAACAAAATCATATAATGAAGCTATAAAAGAATATAATACATATATTAAATTAGGATTTATTCCAATGAGTATTAAAGATATTGAAGAAACTAGCGGGATTATAATTGATAAAAATACAATTACTAATCTTAAAAATAAAAATAATAACAAAAAGTTTTTTAATATAATTTTAGTTGGTACTTTAATAGGAATAGTTACTAAAAAACTATTTTTTTGATGGCTTCTTTTTTGGCTTTGATTTTGGCTTTGGCTTGGCCTTTGCACCACCTTTTTTTGGTTTTTCAGCAGATGATTTATTACATCCACAACCACCACCACTTATACCTTTCGCTGTATGAATTTCTGATGTTACAAAGTCATGTAATGTTGGCATTTATTTTATATAAACAAAATTATTTACTTTTTAGATTTTTTTGCCTGTTTAAGTGGCACAAATTTTCCACTCACTTTCACATATTTTCCGCCACGAGTTCCAATGTAGACACAACGTTCTGCATTACCTACCTTTACCTTTTCTGATGTACGCTTCATTGTTGATGGTTTTTTACCGCCATTATAAGTACACTTATTATTAGTTGGAATCATAGTTTTACATATATTTTCAGCATTTTTATAAGTTACATTTCCTTGTAATCCCATTTGTCTTTCTATACATAAACGTAATTTTTCATTACAATCAATAGCTGTATTTTCTGACATTATATATTTTAATAATATATAATAAATAAAAAATTTGAAATTTAATATAATTAAATTGTAATTATCACTAATAAAATGTATCACTTCTTCTATTCATCCCGTGACTCTTTCTCCAACTTTTATCCTGCACCATTTGAATATCAAGGTATTCAATTCTCTTGTTCTGAACAATTCTTTATGTATGCTAAAGCCAAATTTTTTAAAGATAATATTAGAGCTCAAAGAATTTTAAATGCTAAAACACCTGCAACTATGAAAAAAAATGGACGCTTAGTTCAAAATTTTGATCCTACTATTTGGGACCAACATAAAGAAAATATAATGTATATTGCTATTCGTGAAAAATTTAATCAAAATCCAACTATACTTAAAAAATTATTAAAAACTAATAATAAATTACTTGTCGAAGCTAGTCCATGGGATACTGTTTGGGGTATCGGTTTGGCTAAAAATGATCCATTAATTCATGATGAAAATAATTGGAAAGGACAAAATTTATTAGGTAAATTATTAACACATCTTAAAAATAATACTTTTACAGAAGATATCACCGAATTTGAAAATAATCTGATAAAATCTATTTTATCTAATTAATAAATAAATATTTCTAAAATGTTATTAAAATATCTTTTTATATTTTAAATATTTAAAATATAAAATGAATGAAAATTTAATTGAAAATATTTATAAAATTTATAAAAATAAAAGAAATTCTAACGAACTTGCACGTATTATCGGATTAACATTAATGTCTAAAAATGAAAATATATATCATAATGAAAAACATGTATTAGAAGTTGAAGCATTTACACAAGAAATTTTTAATGAATTAAAAGAATGTCATATAATTTTGGATATTATTAAAAAATGTATTAAAACTGCTGCAATTCTTCATGATGTTGCACATCCTGCAGGATATACAAATCATTATATTCATGAACACATCATTCATTCACTTATTATTAAGTCTAATCATATGGAAACTAAACATTCTAAAATAACAGAATTTTTATTATTAAAAACAAATAGTTTTAATATATTCGGTAAAGATTTACAAGAATATTATATAAATGTTATTGAAAAATTAATTATGGCTACAGATATTAATACTTATCATGAATCTGATTTAGAATTAGAATTAGAATTACCAATACTAATAATTAGATGTGCAGACTTATCTAATTTATCTAAAAGTTTAGATGAACATATTAAAAGTATCCATAAATTAAATAATGAATTAGGATTTGTATTATCACCACAAGATAATATTGATTTTATTATTAAATATGTTTTACCTATATTTACTAAATTACATACCTATTGTGAATCACAAAAAAGCCAAGAATGGATTAATAGTATTAATCAAAAAATAGAATATTGGAAATCTATGAAATAAAAAAAGTTTTTCACTTTTTTATAATAATTATTTTATTTTGTATATACTTTATTAATTTTTATACTTTTTACTTTTTATTATCATTCTTCCATAGCTCATAAAGCTTTGCACTTTCCTTGGCATGATCAGGATACTTTTCTTTCAATGCCTTCCAGGCATCTTGTGCCATTGACATAAACTTCTTACTTTCCTTTGATTCAGGATTATCAATCTTAAATTGCTTAATTTGCTCACCCAAAAATATATTATATGGACCTGCTGCACGTTTCTTTTTAATCTTTTCCTCTCCATCTGATGAGTCATCCTTCTTACCCTTTTTAGACTTTGTTGCAGTCTTTGCAGTCAAATCAAGAGTTTCCTTGAAACCATCAATCAACTCAGTTAAATCAGATTCCTCCATCTCAAGCTTATCCTTAAGATAAGCTTTCACTTTATCAACAACATCTAGTCGAGTCTCAACAACAAGCTTAGCGATAGCATTGTTAACAACGGTAAGTGCCATTTATAATTCTTCTTAATGTAATTTGTTTTATTATATATGTCTATCTATCTTAATTCGGATTTCAATTTTTTCCTTTTTTTATAATAATTTTTAATAAATTTATTGGTTTTATTAAAACTATTTAAAGACTTTGCAAATTATATTAATTATGAACTTGTTAATCCATGAAATCAAATGGATTAAAAAAAACACTTGACATCCAACATAATAACAAACTTAATGACTTTCAAAAACGTCAATCAAAACTCGAAGATATGAAAAAAGAACTTATCGATAATGAACAAAAAATGCGAAAAATTGAAGATTTTCGTAGAAATTCGGAATTATCGGATGAAGTACTAAATGATTATCTAAAATTACAAGATGATAAACATGCACTTGAAAAAAATATTCATAATTTAGAAAGATCATGTGATGAAGTAGATTATTATACAAATACTGCGTCTTTGTTATTTAGATATTATGATATTGTTGAAAAAGGAATTGAAGATAATAATAGTACTAAAATCAAAGATAAAAGTATTCTTAAATATTTCTTTACTCCTAACTCTAACCAAAATGAACCAACTGCCGAAGAACAAAAATTATTTAAAAATAATGATCGAGCTACTTTATTAGATAAATATATGTCTTATTCTGACCCTAATTATCTTAAAAATATTGAAACTGAATGTAACGATTTTTGCTTTAATTGTCAATCAAATAATAGAAGTATTATTCTTAATGATGGACTCATATTCTGTAATGAATGTCATACTGTAGAATATGTTATCGTTGATCATGAAAGACCTAGTTATAGAGATCCGCCTAAACTTTCCTTGGGCGCAAAAGTCATTTTATGGCTAGTCGCATTAAGTTGGTAAAGCCAACTTTTATGAGGCGACATATCTTGATGCGGGAAGTCCCTAAAGCCTTGTCTACTTTTAAAGTAAAAATGATTTAGGATAAATGGGTAATCCGCAGATGAGTATCATACAATTTTTTAATATGCATTCGAAATTTGATACCATTTCAGAGACTGAACGGATATGGGCTTGAGAAATTGCACTATTTCTGAGATAGCTTAAGATACAGTCCAACTATATATGAAAATATATGGAACCGTATGAAGGAAATTAGTTACTTCGCTTATAAACGGATAAATCATTTCCAGGAATGGATTAGTCAAATACAAGGAAAAGAAACAACAGATGGAACCGTCTGTAAAATGCAAATTGAAAAGATTTGTATAGTAAAATTTAGTAGATTAATCTATTAAATTTTGCGACACATTCAAATTGCGGGAAACCCCTAATAAAAAATAATTTACTACTCATTCTTATTATGAAAATAATTTGAAGAACCCGATTAATCGTCGGATCCATTAGTAATAATGTAAATTATAGAGGACAATCCGCAGCCAAGAATCCTAATTTTATTTAAATAAAATGGATTAAGGTTCAGAGACTAGATGTTTGTGGGTTTTGAATTAATATTCAAAATTTAAGGTATAGTCCAGCTATTATAGAGATATAATAGAATCACTGATTCCTGATGAAATTTATGATAAAATTTTACTTGAAATTAAAAAACAGAAAATTAATAACATGGCTGATATTACTCCTAAGAAAATTAAAGAGATTTTGAAGAGATTACAGAGTAACAAGTATTACGAACATGTACCTCACATAATCAACAAGCTCAATGGCATACCTATTCCCCATTTTGAACCGGAGTTAGAAGAGAAGTTACGAACAATGTTTAAAATGATACAACCTGCCTTTTTAAAACATGCTCCAGCCAATAGAAAAAACTTTTTATCTTATTCTTATGCTTTGCATAAGTTATTGCAATTGCTTGGTCGAGATGAATATCTCGAATCTTTTCCATTATTAAAATCTAGAGAAAAATTATCGGCTCAAGACCAAATATTTAAGAAAATTTGTGAAGACCTTGGATGGGAATTTTATCCATCTTTATAATAGTTTGTTAATTTTTATAATTTTATGTAATCAAAACTACTCAATTCTTTATTAATTGAAATAAATAATATAATATTTATTCCAATTAAAAATCGAATAAATATTATGAGCATTCTAATTTTATTCCTTGGCATAAAATTAGAATACAACAAATTCTATAGGTGTAGATTTACCAAAGAAGTATATAATAATTTCAAATTTGAATATTCTGATTAAATTTTTACAATATATTAAATGAATTATATTAATTCTTTTATTAATAATTATTTTTATTATAAAAATATAAAACAAAAATGGTTTCGGGGTGATTATTTTAATCACCCAAAAAATAATAATAAATTTATGATATTAACAACACCTGATAAAAATAATAAAACATATACTATTTGTGAATATGATAAAGAAAATACAATATTTGGTATGCATTTTATTTTTAAAGTCTCTGATTTTAAATTTATTAAAAATAATAATATTAAATATAAAACCTATAATATTAAAGAATATATAGAACATATTTATAATGATATCGAAAATACAAATTCTATTTTTAAATATTATTTATATGAAGAATTTCATAAATTAAATCGTGCTGCTTCTAAAATACAAATTGCATGGAAAAAATACAATATTAATAAAAAACGTAAAGCTGTTGCTATCATTGAAAAATATGTTTTACATTATCTTTATAAACCAGGTAATCCATGTGCAATTAAAACTTATAAACATTTTATGTACTTAAACAATAATTAGTATATAAATATATAATGGGATACGATATGTATATAATTGCTCCACATCATAGTGATGATCATGAAAATAAAAATTTTCCATTAAATAATTGTGATCTCTATAAAGATCCTTGGTATGAAAAAAAAGAGCATAGTCATCAAATATGGCGTTGTTGGAGAAATAATGAATTAAATGATGGAACTAAACTACCAACAATGCTAGGTCTATCATTAATTTATTCTCCATATACAAATAATTTCCGTCATGAATTTAATGAATACATTAAATCTAATAATAAAATAGAAAAATATGCTATATATGAAGTTATAAATTACTTGGATTGGATAGATTATTGGAAACAAAAAAATGCCAAGTTTTATTTATCAATGTAAAAAAAAATTGATATAAGTAATTAGATATATTTATATTTAAAATGCAAATGATATTTCCTGAATATAATCAAGTTTATACACTTGAAGAAATTATTAATGTATTATCAATCCCTGATATGCCTTCATTAAATTTTGAATATAATAATAATAATTATTCTATCGATATTGCTCAGATTTCTACTGAAAATCTATTAAATATACCTGGTATGAAAGAATCTAAATGGAAATTTCATAAAACTACACATGAATGGATTCCAATATTCTATTATGCCGATGATCATATTGATATCAATAATATTGTTGATTTTAATAAATATATTGATTATAATAAAACATTTACTATCGTAAATCCTAAAGGATATAAGAATAGAATAGATTAATATTATAGTCAGACCAATGAATTCTGGAACACTTAATATTTAAATTAACAAAAGAGTTCTATATGCTTAAACAAAAATTCTAGGTGTTCCAGAATTCATTTGTTTGAGTATATCGCAAATAAAAATAATATAAAAGTATTTTATAAGCTATAAATACTATATTTTTTATTCTAAATCATAATTATAAACACCAATTATACTATGCCAAGAATATATTTTAGAATGTTCAGATATATTAACACCAATATTTTCTTCAATTTGATTAACTAAATTTTTACCTTCTTCGAATGTTAATTTCTGAACATCTTTCCATTTTATTATTTTATCGGCAATATATTCATGAATATCATAAGGTAAATATGTAAAATTTTTTAATAATTTAAATACCTTTTTCTTGTCTTTTATTTTATTTTTATTTTTATATCTAGAATAACATCGCCATTCTTTACCAAAAAATTTGTCTGTAAAAGTTTTTATTATATCTTCATAATCTCCTGATTTCTTAAAAGCTTTTATCCCTCCAATAAATTTTAAATCATTTTTTGAATCATATGACATATGATCATAATCAGTTATACAATTATATATATAAAGAATTTTATGATCTATATCTATTAATATTTTTGCATATATATTAATAGTTGTATAATCACCAGAGTATCTGTAAATAAAAATCCCAGTATTATCAGTTATACTCGGAATAAAATTAAAATGTTCAGATGATTCTATTCTATGACTATCATATGAAAATATCACTTTTTCTTTAGGAGTATTATTCATCCAATATATATACGGAAATTCATTTATCTTACTCGTAAACTTATTACGATAATTCCCTTCAAATACTATACTATATGCCATTCTAAATATAATATAGATAATAATAGTTATTCAATTTTACTAGGTTTTTTAGTTTAAATAAAAATAAATTTATTTTATCGGTGAATATTGGACTCGAACCAATGACCTCGTTGTCACAATATTTATGATTTTATAGTAAATGGATATAAAGTCCAAGAAAAAATTGGAAATATATTAAAAAATAAAAATGGTACTAATTTTACATTAGCTAAAAATAATGGGACAAAAAATAAAACTAGAAAATTTACATCATATAAAAAAGGTGATGCTGATTTTTATTGGTTAAATTGTCCAGATAAAATAAATTTTTATATATTTCCAGAAAATATTTTAATACAAAATAATTATATTAATACAGAAACTAAAAAATCTATTTACTTAAATCCAACAATTGAAGATAATTCGTGGACTAAAGAATATTTATTTGACTATAATAATGTTGAATTAGACAAAATTAAAATTTTATTTAAAATTTAAAAATTTTTTAAAATTTTATTAATATTTTGAAAAAAATTGAAATTTGAATATATATTTATTCGATTTATATGATCTAAAAGCATACAAACTTATCTACAAACAATGTCGACTACTCAGATTGTTGCTGTTTTCTCTGGCTTCCGCAATGATGATCTTAAGAAACAAATTGAGCAAAAACTCAAAGGTCGTGTTATGTCTTCTCTCAACAAGAATACTACTCACCTTATCCTGAAGGAAACTGCCAAAGGCTCTAAAAAAATTGATGAAGCACAGGAACTTGGGGTTTTAGTGATTAGTCTCAACGACTTTCTCACTGAAAACAATATTGTACTGGCTCCTAAGGCTAAAAAAACATCAGATGATGGTGAAAGTGATACTTCTGATGATCATGTTAACAAAGCACTCGTCGATATCATACAAGAGGAAGAACATGTTGAAGAGCCAAAAAAGAAGCCTGTTAAAAAGGCAACTAAAAAAGTTGTTGTAGAAGAGGAAGCAAAGCCTGTGGAGGAAGAAGAAAAACCAGAGCCAAAGAAGAAGACTCTTGTTAAGAAAACAACGAAGAAGGAAGAGAAGCACGAAGAAGTCAAGGAAGAACCAGTTGTTGAAGAAGAGAAGCCCCTTGAGATCAAGGAAGAACCAGTTGTCGAAAAAGAACCAAAGAAGAAGACTGTTGTGAAAAAGACGAAGAAGGAAGAGAAGCACGAAGAAGTCAAGGAAGAACCAGTTGTTGATGAAGAAGAGAAGCCCCTTGAGATCAAGGAAGAACCAGTTGTCGAAAAAAAAGAAACAAAGAAGAAGACTGTTGTGAAAAAGACGAAGAAGGAAGAGAAGCACGAAGAAGTCAAGGAAGAACCAGTTGTTGATGAAGAAGAGAAGCCCCTTGATCTCAAGGAAGAACCAGTTACCCCAACCAAATCTCAGTTTAATATTAAAGCACCTGAATTTATTCCAGATGCACCAAAAAAGAAAACAATCACAAAACAATCTACTATTGTCGCTCTCAAGCTAGAGATTGAAGCAACCAAGATGCACTTGAGTGATCTTGAGAAGAAACTCGCCGAGATGTCTCTGTAAAATTATAAAAAAATATATTAAAAAAAATGTAAAATAAATATTATTATAAAAAGTTTAAAAACTTTTTTTATTATTATAATTTGTAATTTTGTAAAATATTTGATTTACGCTTATCTGGTGGAATAAATTTCAAACCTAGAAAATTAAATACTTCCTCCTCTGTAATAAACTCTTTTTCTAATATTTTTCCTTTATTATCTCCTTTTATATATTTTAAACCATATTCACTTAAACTAAATCCTTTTTCAATACATAAATTACGAAGATCAATATTAAATTGATAATCACCTGTAAAATACATTAATGCAAAAGGAAATTCATGTTTCTTTGTTACTAATAAATCAATTCGCCTAAAATGACGTCCATATTTTACCTTACAAACCCCAAGATATTTCTTATTTCCTAATGCAAATGTATCAACTAAATATTTATTTGTTTCCATTATCTTTACTAATTTTTTTAGTAAATCATCAACATTTAAATCTGTATTACTCGGATCTGTAATTAAAACATCAATATCTCCACTATCTTTTAGTTTTCTACGATAACTACCTACTATTTCTACAACTAAATCTGGATTTATTTTTTTAATTGCTTCATGAATAAATAAATCATGTTTCTCCATTTCCTTACGTGGAATTCTTAATTCGAATTCTTCTAAATATTTTAAACCCATTTTTTGTTTATCATTCAATAATTGTAAATTTTCTTTTAAATCTTTGATACTATATATTTTATGCTTCTCAACTAACTCTTTTGCCTTTGCTGGACCAATCGCATGTACACGCATTAATTCATTTATTGCTTGCGAATTTTTATTACTATTATATTCTTCTGCCTGTTTTAATTTACCAGTCTCAATTATTTCCTCGATTTTTACCTTTATTTTTTCGCCAATACCTTTAACATCTTTAAGATCATCAATCGAATATATTGGTTCTTCACGGGCATTTAACTGCTTTAATACAATTTGATATGCTCTCGCTTTCCATGTTTCTTTTGCTGCTATCTCTTTTTTCCTCAATTTATCTAAAGATTCTATAATTAATGATTTATAATCCATATTAATATACTTAAATAAATAAATATTTAAATATCAATTTTTTCTAATTTTCTTTTATTACAATTAATTGATGTAATTTTTTTAAAATCATCCCAATTAATTTCTTTAACTGCAAAAGATGGATTTAATTGAGCTTTTAATAATGTTTGTAAATCTGGAATTTCTGGTATTTCAGGTGGTACAGAATTGCCTTGATATATATATATGGATTATCTATAATTTCTTTATCATTTATAAATAATTTCATTACTTCAGGATTTAGACTATTTGTTATTCGAAATCCTAATTTAAAATAAATAGATTTTTTAGATAATGCTTCATCACTACAATCATCTAATGATATTTCATTTATTTCAATTTTTTGATTTATTAAATCAAGAAACATTATATGCATTAATAATTTTCCAAAGCCATTACCTTGATAATTTTCATTTACATTCAAAAAACCTACACTTACATTATTATCATCTAAATAATAACTAATATGTCCAATATAATTCTCATTTTTAAATAATAAACTTGGTTCTTGTTTAAGTTTACATTCACTTATTAACGGTGTAAACAATATAAATGTATGTTGAGAAACCATTTAATTATATGTACATAATTTTAATCAAATTTTAAATTGTAAATATATAGCATAAACAAAAATGATCTTTGACTATCTTTCTGCTATTTATGGAATCAGAAATACAAAAAATACTCCTTTCATCGCATCACAATACAAAATACAAAAATCATTAGTGAATGTACATCTAGACATTCTTAAATACAGCTATGATCACAGTGCTAGCACTGCATTAATCTATGAAAATGAATTATCTCTAATTCGTGATCTTGAAGATGTTACTAATAACGAAATTAAACAATTTATGATGACAAATCCTGATTGGGATATTCTAATTATTGGATTAAATGAAATCGTTAATAAAACATTACAAAACGGATATACTCGAATCTATAAAGTGAATGATTCTACTACGTTTTATTCTCAATATGCTTATATCGCATCTAGAAGATTTATGCAAAAAGCTAAAACAAATAATTTAGCATCACTTAATACATATCTATATACACCTACATTTGCTAAAAATTTAGGTAATACATCGACTAGTAATATTTATACAGTAGGTCTTGCTACTAATATTTTATTAGCAGATTCTATTAATATGAAATACACTTGGACTCCTGTTAAAATTGAATAAATTATACAGAACTATCATATATATGTCCTTTAATATTATGAGATGATTTACAATGATATTGTTCTAGATGTTCACGCAACATTCGCTCAGGATAAAAACAAACAACTTCCCCTTCTATATTATTCCCCTTAATATAGATAAAATTTTTATCTCTTTCATGAGGTAAAGTTGATAGTAATTCCATATTTCTTCTCAGATTTTTTCTTAATATATCTAATGCATTATTATATATATTACAAGTATATTCCATTAATATACGATTTGTATAAAATAATATATCACATATATCATTTGTATGCTTATCGTGTAATTTAAAATGACCTTCATTATCACATGATAAACATCCTCCTCCTCCTTTAAAATGACCATGATTACAACAACTTGCTGCTGCAAAATAAACTGCTGTATTTGGTATATCTAATATTATATTTTTTAAATTAAGACTAGATATAACCATATCAAATCTTAATTTTATTAAACCATCAAATAATTTACCTGTTTCCTCTTCATGTTTCTTAACTAATGTATATGCTTTATAAATTGAATATAATTGTGAATTTATATATTTTGATGCATCATCACGAGCTTGACTCTCAAATAAAAATAATGGATTTATTTTATCTACAAATGACATTGAATTTAATAATAAACTATTATTTTCCATAATTATATCTATTGATTTATAACTATTTTTTACAAATTCTTCAGTTATATTTTCTTGATCAATGTCTGGTAATAACCAATGTTTATACCATAAATTTCTTGATTTAGTACCTGTATTATCCCAAGTATGAATAAATATTTCATAATTTGGATGAAATATTATTTGTTTATGTGTATTTATTACTTTTTCTAATTTTCGTGTATGACCACAAAATATAACTGCTATTCTCTTATTATCCACTGGAACATTTTCAAATACTCTAATTAAACCAGAATTTCGTGATTCTTCACAAAAATATATAGTAAATAACCATTCTAATAAATCAACATTTTTATTATTATTAACATGATATTCTATTTCATCTATACTCGCCTCTATATTATAAAAATATTTAAAACACCATTCTATAAATAATTTATTACAAGGATCTGGATAAATATCAATAATCTCTTCTATAATTTTTAAAAATTCTATTTCATATATTATGTTTACTGTATTGTAATTTGGTACCTTCTTATAAAAATAACAATATCTTCTAAAAAAATTCTGAATTCCATTAGGAATTATATCTATATTCTGTGTTTTTATTATATAATTACGTAATTTATCATAATTTATATTAGTTTTATAAGTACTACTAATTAAATCTGATTTTATAACTGATATATTTTTAATTGATAATAAACGACATATTAGTGAAATATGATATTGGTATTCACTAGTTACAATTATATTGTATCCAAGCATTATAAACTATTTAAAGAATTATTATTTATATATAAATATGTTACATGATTTACCACATCATTTAATAGCACATATTGGTACTTTTTTAAAATCTAACGATTGTAAACAATGTATTCAAGCATCAAAAATATTTTCATCTATATTTGAAAACAAAAAACAACATATTTTTATTTTTAATGATAAAAAATATGATTATGATTTAAAACTAGATATTATATTTAAATTAAAACCGATTTTAGAAAAAATTACTATTAATATTGAATCATCTAAAATAGATATAACAAAATTAAGTGAATTAATTAATATATTACAAAAATATAATATTAAAAATTCAATAGATATCTATAAAAATCAAGAAATTTTTTTTGAATGTATTCATGCAAATATTTATATTAATTATTGTGATTATCGTTTAGATTATTATACAAGAGATCAATTAGATATATTATCTAGTATTAAACCATCTAATATATCTGAACTAGTATTAAATTTATCAAGATTTTGTGAATATAATCTAGTCAATTTAAATAATATTAATGAATTAATATTATTTGATAATCATGGAGTAAATTATGGTGAACATATAAAATTAATCAGAAATGCAACATGTTTATATATAAACGGTAATTTTAATTTAAATATACTTACAGAAGCATTAAAACTTAAAACATTAGTATTTGGATCAATGAATTTTTTTGATATGTTGACATCAAATCGATTTTTTGAATTGGTAGTTTTATTAAAATATAATAAAAAAATAAATAAATTAAAATTTTATTCTCGTACTTTACAAGATCCACATATTATTCCATTTGTTAATTTACTTGTTGAATATATACCTGAAATAGAAATTAAAATTGGACAAGATGCTGAATACACATTATCACAACAAATATGTGTAAATTTAATAAAATATAAAATTATAAAAAATAAAAATATTATTATCGAAGAAAATGAATATAATATGTATTCATATGATCAACTATTAGATAAATTATCAATTATTGACGTTGGAACATATAGATTATGGTGTAATTATTAAGATATTTAAAGATAAATTTATTAATTAATAAAAATGTATAATAGATTTTCACATATAAATCAGCTTTTAGATTTATATACTTATGAACCAGATATTCCTGATGAAATTTATAAAATTATACAAACTAAATTACCACCAAATTTTACAATTAAAGATATAAAAACAATTTTAAAACATAATAAATTTAATAAATACTACGAATATAGTCAACATATATATTGTAAATTATCAAATAAAAATAATATTCATATATCTATAGATACTCGATATAAAATAATAAAATTATATACAATAATATATAATCGACATAAATTAGTATATCCTAATAAAAGTATGATATCAATTTATTATATTATGCCAAAAATTTTAGAAGTCATTAATGCGCCGCTTGATTTAAAAGAAATATTTGAATATAAAATTAAAAGTATTGAAAAAATAAAAAAACAAGATGAAATATGGAATAATTTAGGATTATTTAAACAAATTAAGTCAAATTTATAGTATTAAATACATATTCTATTGTTTCATTATTTAACGGTTCTGCTAACTCTTTTCCTAGAAAAGTTCTAAAATAATCTGGAAATAATTTTAATAACTTAGCATGACAATGATCCAATAAATTTGCTTTTATTAATTCTGGGTTTTTTATACCCAGTTTTTCTATGATATAAGATTCACATCTTCTTATACCTGCATAACCTATCGCTTCTAAACGATCAGCGTCAGATATTACATCTAAATATAGATAATCTGGATATGGTAAAACACATCTTTCACCTCTTATTTCTTTTGAAAATGATATATTATCTATAATATTTATTATTCGATTTGCTTTAAATTCTCCTAAATTTGATTTTATAAATTCATATAATTTATCTTTTGGTATACTATTATCATATTTATGATCACATATATCATGCAATAAAGATGCCCAAGTAATTATATCACGATCATACTCCATTTCCATTGAATTTATAATTTTTATAGAATTATTATAAACTTTGATTGCATGATGAATATTATGAGAACTATCAAATTTCGTTGTATTTTGTTCAACGAAATTATATAATACTTGCTCCATTTTAATGTATATAATAAATTACATTTATATATTTCAATTTTAAATTAAAATTACAACAAAAAATAACTAAAAAATTAGTTTGAGTATATATTATATTTACCTAGCAAGAGGTAAACCTCCAATAATACCAGCACCTAGACCAAAACCGGCACCTAGTCGAGCTGATTGAGAAATCGAAGGTGAAAAAAGATCTAAAACGGCAAAAATAGACGCAGCGACCAAAGCGATCGTTAAAACCTCTTCACCGCTTAATTTTTTGCTAGGAATTAAATAAGCGGCTAAACCAACAACACTACCTTCTAGTAAATATTTAATAATGCGAACTACAACTTCTTTACCATCGACAGTAAAATTAGACATAATATTTATATAATGTAATTAGAAAAAAATAAAAACTATTTAAGGATAACTTAATTTATATTAATTATATTATGTCTGATAATAATTTAATTCCTGTTAAAGAACAAGACTTTCTTGATGAAGACCCACCACTTCGTGGACAAAACTTTGCATGTTTATCTTTTATTTCACCAGAAGATGTTATTAAACAAAAAAATATATACTTCTTCGAAAAATTTATACAATCATTCTCTAGCGATTTAACTGAGTTTTTTAAACAATTAGCTGAAAAATATAAAGATGATACGGATACACTTAAAACTATCCAAGATAGATATAGTTATCTATTTGATACAAACAATATTAATGAAGAATATAACTTCTTTATCTCATCTAATAGTAATCTCGAAAAAGAATACTTTGAACTTAATCAATTTCAAACTAGTATTAGAGGTATTAAAGTTCGTGGTGTATTCGATACACTACGTGAAGCTGAAATTCGTTCACAAGTGCTTAAAAGGATTGATGGTAAATTTGATGTGTTTGTAGCACAGGTAGGATCTTGGTGTCCTTGGAGTCCTAATCCAGATGATATTGCCAATCAAGAATATTCTGAAACACACCTTAACACATTAATGAAAAATTATAAGGAAAATCAAGATAAAAAAGATTATTTTTACGAAGAAAGAAAGAAAGAATTACAATTTAATAAAGTTAAAGATCAACTTGAGAAAAAAGATCCATTTGAAGAGAAAAACGAAATAATTCCTAAACTTGATGATGCACCAATTGATCTTCCAGCTGATATTACACCTTCAGTTGAAGAAGCTACTTTACCAACTGATACTATACCAGAAATTGAAGATGAACGTACTTCTAGACAATCTGAATTTGGACATTCTTAATAATTTTATCATTTATTTATAAATATGAAATCAATTGCACTCTTTTTACTTTTTCTAGGAATCATATTAATTATTAATGGAATATATGAACAAAAATATCAATCGTTAAAGAAAAATACTAAAGTAGAATATCGATTTATTCCAAGAACTTATTATGATGAACAATTAGCAGAAAATGCTACTGTAACATCTAATTTTAAAAATATGTTTGATAAAGAATCACCATGGTTTGAAAGAACCGTTACTTTACCGAAACCTAATAAATAATATAATTCTATAATATATATATGAATCATTATCTTAAAAATCTTAAAGATTATATCAAACTAAACAAGTTTCTTATTAGATTTTGAAAAATACCCTGAAATATCGATTCGCTACAACTAAATAATCCTTTAAATAAATCTTTAACCAACACTCTGGATACATTGGTAATTTAGATACTAATTTAAACTCTGTAGTTGCCTCTGGATCTATAACAAAATGTTGATAACTATCATTTAAATCTACTGGTAATAGTAAATTCTGTCGCTCTTTTTTAACTTTATTTCTATTTTCATATATAAATAAACGATCACACATATCATCATTAGCATCTTTATAAAAATTCTCAAATATATTATATAAATTACTATAATGATTCATTGTTTTCTCTGAACTTATTGCTAGAAAATCACAAATATCATTTGTATGATCTCCATAATGTTTATGAACATTTGAATAATCCCAATAGGTTTTATTACATAATTCACATCCTGTATTGCCACCTATATGTGTATGATCTAAATCATTACTTACATAAATAAAATTCTTAAAATTTGTTGTATAATATATATGAAATAATGATTCTGTACAAAATGATTCATCAAAATAAGAATCAAATCGTAACTTAAAAACAATATCATACTTTTTATTATGATTTACTTGATATCTTTTACGTAATTCATTAACTCGCCAAATTGTATATAATTGTGATTTTACACTAGGATATGAACAATATTTCGTCTCTAATACATTAAAATTGCTAAATATTAAATTACTCATTAAATATTTCTTATTATCTTCATATTCTATATCTATTGGATTAAATTTTAATACTACATTATCTATATCACTTAATATATCATCAGTTGTCTTAAATATATTGTCTCGTAAACCTAAACTGTCACTCCAAGTATATATAAATATATCCAATTTTGTAAATTTTGATATATTTATTAATGAATTATATAAGTCATCATAATATCTTAAATGTCCACTGATTTGCAATGAACAATTCAAATTCTCTCCTATTATATCATTTATCTGATAAAAATAATACATATTTTCATAATAACTTGAGTCAAATATTAAACTAGTTACTATTGTATCCCATTCTGATTCAGGAACATTATTAAATTTCATTGTATCATTGTAATTTAATGATAATGTATATAATAACCATATTTTTCTTTTTAAATTTTTAAAAGTTGATATATTATGAATGACTTGTACATTATTTTTCCTTTTAAATTCTTCACAATTTATTAACTCTAACTCAAAATCATCTAACTCTTTTGTTTTATGATTTAATATTTCTAAATAATCATAACGTCTACCTAAATAATGTACAAGTAAATTGGTTAAACCACTTCCAAAATTTGAAGTTGCACTTGTAAAATAACTCGATTTCCATAATGATAAATATTTTAAATGACCTGAACATAAAATTAATGCAATTTTTTTAATATTTCTACTTTTAAAATCATTCAAATAATATTTTATTGCATTTTTTATACTAGGCTCCCAAGCTAATCTATATTCATCACTATTTACTAGTTCTATTTCTGAAAATAAATTTATATTATTTATTCTAAATTTATTTAATAAATATTTATTATAATTTGTTTTATTATTATTTTTATAAATATATTTTATTAAAGAATAACTTGGAATATCTTTATTCTTTTCTATATATTGCCTTGTTATATCATAATATTTAGTTATATCTAAATTTATATCTAAATCTAATATCTGATTTAAATATTTTATATCTATATTATAACGATCATTACTAAATAATATCTTTTTAATCTCATAAATTGAGATATCATACTTTTCTATTAATCTTAAAACTATTTCTACTAAATCATCATGTTGATTACCATAACTTAAATTCTCATAAATATACTTATGAACTTCTAATAATATATGACAAGGATTTTCATTAAAATATACATAGATACCTTTCTTTGAATCATTTAAAACTTCTACTGGAAACTTTACTGTTATACTTGAATTATGTGATGTAAATACACAATGATGTTCATTTAAATGATAACAATTATTATAATTTGTTAAATGATCTAATATAAATAATATATCATATCCACTACCTCTTAATAACTGTCTAGCATCAAATGTAGGCTGTATTGTTTCTCGAAATAATATTTTTTGATTCCTAAATACATAATTACATGGTGAAATTGACCAAAATATATTATTATCATTCAAACCTGGATGCAAATAACTTAAATATAAATATTTACTAAATAATCCACATAACTTTGGCCAATAATGAGTCTTTATATCTCCTAAATCATTATATACACCTGTTTGTACAAATGATACAGTATTATTTGTTTCTAAAATTTCTACTGTTTTTTTTATATAATCAGGTAACCAATAATCATCATCAAATAATATTGCAAAATGTTTTCCTTTAGCTATTCTTAAAGCCTTATTTATATTTCCTACAAATCCTTCATTTATAGGGGATTGTAAATAAATAATCCGTGGGTCACTTAGAGTCTTTATATATAAATCTTGATCTATATTATTACTATGATCATCCGTTATTATAATCTCTAAATTTTTATAACTCTGTAATAATACTGATGATAATGATCGTTTTAACATATCATAACGATTGTATGTTGGAATTATTACTGATACTAAAACTTCCATATTATTATATCTATATGTATTATTATTTAAATTTTTATTTAAAATTTAATGAAAAATTAATAAAATTTGATTTATATTATATTTATAATTACATTTATATATAATGGCTCGATTTTATGGATACAAGTTTGTTGCTTATAATATCTATGATGTATCTAAATTTATTCAATGGACATATACTATGCCCAAATATCATGAATTAATGTTACATAGGCTTACTATGAAACCTAGATACAATGCTATTGAATGTGAATTTAGATCTGATGTTGATTACTTTATCTGGTTAAGATTATTTAAATTTGCTGAATTATATGGTATTCGAACTGATATTATGTTTGCTACATTTAATCCAAGTGCATTATTTACTGGAGAATACACAGACTTGCGAATCTAAATCATTTTTAAAATTGGGTTTAATAGAATATTAATCAATTTAAACCAATCTTTCTCAGAATTTATATCTGAAACTTTCTTTGTTGTTGATAAAAATTTAAATAATAAAATTATACTTTTATTAATTTTAGATTGATCTATAATTTGTGATTTTCTTAATAAATTTATTTCTCCACATAAATTCTTATATTTTTTAAATCTTTTTATTAAAATTATTTTATTTAATGGTAAATAATTTAAAATTGCATCACATATTCTCTCTAAATATTTTGCTACTCGTAATATTCTCTTGTTTATTTCTATTGTATGATCAAATAAATTATCTAATAAAAAACCATAATTATCTAATAAAGAATCTATATATAAACTATTATCTAATTTAGTTCTTATATCTTTCGGATCACCTAAAATATGTAAAAATCCACCAACACTATAATAGGTATCATGTTCTAATAATTTTGACATTGAAAAATTGGTTAATATTTGATCTATATTATCACTTATATTTTTAACATTTTCTATACTTCTTGATATTGATTTACGATAATATAAATCCCTATTTTTTTCACTTATATTTATATATTTTTTAACTAATACTTCTTCATTTAATAAACTTATAGATTTATTAAAGTAAATCTTTAATGGTTCTGATAAATCTGATATTAAATGATTCTTATTTATTAATATTGATGCACGTAAAAATGCAAAAGCTCTCTGTTTATCATTACTTTTTAGACTATTTAGATCTTGATTTCTTGTAAATCGATCTAAATAGAATTTTGATGCATAAATATTTACATCAAATAATTCTGATAATGATTTCTTAAAATATCTATTATGAAAATTATTTATTTTATCATATAATGTATTTAATAATGTTAAAAAAGATTCTATATTTTTATTTGAAGTTTTATTATCAATCTTAAAATCTAAATTTAAATCAATATCTGATGCAGCTGTCACTTGATCATCTGTAGTCCCTATACCTACTAATTCACATTGTTCATTATCTATTATTTTTATTGGACAACTTGTACTAATTTCATTTTTTAATAAATTTATATACCATCTTCTAAATTCATTTATATATATTTTAGTAGATTCATCTGCATATAATAATAATTTTTTCCAAGATAATTCTATATATTTATTTTTATTTTTAAAATAAATATGTTCTTGTTTAAATTCATATTTTTTATAATCTAATATTTTATTATATTTTCCTTGTTTTTTTATATATAATGTCATTTAATTTACTTTTATAAATTAATTAAAAGAAAACTTGTTTTTTTGCATCATCATTTAAGGTATCTAATAATTCTTGTAGATTTTTTGGATATTGTGAGCGTAGCAGAATTTAATAACCTTTTTTAACTTTTATATTCGGTGTTTTTTTATTTCCTGTTTTAAACATATCTGCACTAAATAATTCTTCATTATCATCATCATCATCTTCATCTTTTATATTTTCATTATGAAGTTGCCAAGCCTCACGTGAACACATAGTATAATCTCCATGATCTAAACTTTTATACCAAAATACAATCTCTTCTAATTTATTAGACTGTACAGTATTGTCAATAACCATACAGCCATAATCTTCGCTTAACTGCGAAAAAACTTGACAAAAACATTCAAAAGACGGAAAAATAGAAGCATAACATTCATACAATTTTTTTCTATTCTGATATGATGGTTCCCTGAACAAAAATACATAATCTATATTTGTTCTTAATGCTGGAGGTATACCAATAGCATATTGCATAGTAATAACTGTTAATAATTTTCTATGACGTCCATTCATAAAAGCATACCTAATATTTTTATCACGTATCCATGCCGTATCATGCAAACAATCATCGAGAACAAGAAACGCTCTTGGATCTAAAGAACTTTTTCCATACATTAATGTTTCTTTATTTAATTTTTTCATCATCAATTCTTGTCTTTTCATAACTTTTTCAATTAATTCTGGTGTATACTCATCATATATAAATATACCTGGAATATTATCAGCAAATGTTCTATTCGCCGATTCTGTACCAGATATCAATGTACCAACTGGAATATCTCTATGATAATAAAGCATATCTTTAACACCCCAAGTTTTACCTGTACCACGTTTACCAATAAATACAACTACTTTATCACTTGCTATCTTTGTTATATCAAATTTTTTTATCTGTAATTGTACCATTGTTTATTAATAAAAATATTAAAAAAATATTTGGATACGCAAAAATATAAAAGCTTATTTTCATTTTCTTGATAATTATTATTTAATTTAAATTAATTTCAAATTTTACTTAAATGATAACTATAAATAATATTATAATGCATTTTGATAAATTAGATAGTCCAATCCGTTGTTCTCCTAGATTACCAAATGCTATTTATTCACCTAAATCACCTATTGTTGCACTCATGAAAAATATATTTTCTAATTCTGCAACGAGTATGCCAGAAATTAATACAATGCCTAGTATTACTATTAAACCTAGAATTTCAAATCATTATCAACATTATATTACTGCTATTACTATATTATTATCTTTCGGTCTAATGATTTATATTTTAACAATGAGAAGCTGAGCCCATGTAATGGTATTATGGAGAATCGATTATCTTTTGCTTTTTATAAACATACATTAGAATCCGTAACTTACTTCGGGTAATTCTGAGGGTTTATAAAAGTAGAAAAAATGAAGTTTAATGAAGTATTATCATTTTAAATTCAGCGGAATATCTAGTATTGTTTATCCTGAATTCTATGATAAATTTATGATACGATCTTTTGATGTAATGCTTACATGTGTATTTATATTTGGTGCTACTAGTATCTTTGCGGAAATTGTTCTACAATGGAGATTAAATGCTCTCAATGGTAAAAGTATATTTCCTCTTATTTGGCAAGAAATTAAATGGATACCTGCACTTGCTTTGTATTTCAATAGTATATTATTTCATCTTACCGAAGTATCATTCAGATATTTCTGGGGATTTAAAGCTGAATGGGGAAGTACACTTAAAGATATTGAAAATTTAAATAGTTGGCAAGCACTTAAACAAACTATAAAATGCTATGCTAAAGAATATATTTTCATGAGTATCTTATTCTCTAGCTATTTATATTTTGTTATTTTCTATAAACTTGGATTTTATTTATCTTGGAGTGTACTTTCATATACTATTTCTCATTTAATTGGACCTATTATCCTTAATCCTTATATTACGAGTCTTAATTATTGAATTATAAGTTATAATTAATAATGCAATTAATAACATTATTAAACCTAGATCTTCTTGAATATTATATAATAGCATTAATACTAATACAATTAATAATGCTAATAATGTGTAGATATCCTTGAATATTTGTATGTCCCCTGCAAATGCTAATAATAAAGCTATTAATGATGCTAATGATAATTTAAAATAAAAATTTTGAAAAAGTATATTCATTATTAAATTAATAATATAAATAATTAAAAATCTGCTTCGCCTATTTCTATTTCAGGATAATTAACTTCACCTGAACTCTTCAGAAAATATAATCCTCCAAATATTGTTATAAAAGATATTCCATAGATTTTAAGTGCATAATTTCCTTGATTTGTATTTTTATCATTTTTATTTGTAAATAATGCTACTGCTGCTATTATTGCTGATAATATTAATGAAATAAAAAAATTATTCATTTTATTTAAAATCTAATTAATACATTTATAATCCTAAAAGAACGAATCAGAATTTTTTTTCATATTATTTATTAATTTCTCTTTTATTAATTCTCGCTTCTCTAGTAGTGTATATTCTTTTTTCTTTGGTTTTTCTTCAATATTAACTACTTTAATATCAACTGGTACTGGTTCTTCCTTTTCTGATTCTTCGTTATCTGCGTCTGATTCTTTTTCATCGTCTGATTCTTCATCTTCTTCATCTTCTTCATCTTCTTCATTGTCATCTTCATCTTCTTCATTGTCATCTTCATCGTCTTCATCGTCTTCATCTTCTTCATCGTCTTCATTGTCATCTTCATCGTCTTCATCGTCTTCATCTTCTTCATTGTCATCTTCATCATCTTCATCGTCTTCTTCATCTTCTTCTTCGTCATCGTCATCATCGTCGTCTTCTTCATCGTCTTCATCATCTTCATCGTCATCTTCTTCTTCGTCATCATCGTCTTCTTCGTCTTCGTCGTCATCGTCTTCTTCATCATCGTCTTCTTCATCATCTTCTTCATCTTCGTCTTCGTTATCGTCATCATCATCTTCTTCGTCTTCTTCATCTTCTTCATCTTCTTCTTCTTCATCTTCATCATCAGAATCTTCTTCTTCGTCATCAGAATCTTCTTCGTCTTTTGTTGTTTCTTCTTCTTTTGTTATTTCATTCTTTTCTAATTGTGTAACTTGGTCTTGGTCTTCATCTAATATAAAAGGTAATATTTTAGTAAATGTTTCACGAATGGATTTTCTAATAATTTTTTCGATTTTTATATAATTCTTTTGAATATCTGTTTTAGGTAAACCTTTTTCATAGAATAAGAAAGGTTCTTTCCAGAATTTCCTAGCTATATTAAGATAACATTGAAACATATATTCCCAAGGTGTAGAATTAGATCCATACATCTTTAAAATTGATAAAATTAATCTATCTAATTGTGGAAATTCTGATATATCTTTAAAACGATCATATTCTGATTTAATATCATCTTCTGTCCAATTTGAAATATCTTTTAAGTTACTCTGAAATTCTTTTAACAATTGTTTGTGTATTTTATTATTCTCTGCAGTAAATGAATAAATTGTTTTAAATGTCTTAAGATACAAGTTACTAGTTACATTTTCTAACTTTAAAATATATTCCTCCTTTTTATCTTGACTCATTTTCTTTTGAAATTATATAAAAATTGATATTAATAGACGCACACAAATGGTTTATTTAAGATTTCTTGATATATCAATATTTAATGGATTGTCAAGCGTTGCTTTTAATAAATTTATATCCAATCTATCATCAGGTCGATACATCTTCTTCATCTTAGTTGCCGATAAATCTTCACTATTCGGTATTTCATTAAATACACGATCTGTATTAGGTTTTTCACGTACCATGTTATAATCAACCTCCATTTTATGCATTACTAGATTATCATACCCTTCTTTACCAACAAAGTCTTTAGCTCCTACGTTCGTAGGATCTCTACCAAATACAGTAGTTTCTTTATTCTGTGATATACGAGCATTATACATGTCTTCATGTGACATATCTTTTTTATCAATTGATGCTGCGACCCCGAAATGCTGATTGTCAGATAAAAATTGTTTTTGTATATTTCTAGCATCATATTCATTGGTTTCATAACCCAACCCTTTATCTCTACCAGCTTGGCCATAATGATCATTATCAGATAAAAATTGTTTTTGTGTAAGTTTACTTTCCCATTCATTAACTTCATAACCACCACCACCTAGGCCTGAAGCAAAACGATCTGGATTTCCATAACGTTCACCATCAATCAAAGTTTGTTTTAATGTAACTCGTGCTTCTTCTTCATTATATGCTTGAATTCTTGTCTTACCAGCAATATTTAATGAAGTATCAATTGCATCCATTGTTTGACGTAATGTAGTTCTAGCTATATCATCTGGATCATAAACTGTTAATTGTTTTGGTCCTGATAAATTATTAATCGTAGTATCATGAACTAATGTTTCCTTTATTGTAACACGGGCTATATCATTAGGATCATATATAGTCTGTTTTGATGGTATACTAATACTCATATTACCATAATGTCTAGGATTATCTATTAAATCATCCTTCTTTGTTATCTTAATCATATCTGCTACAGGTGCTATAATCGATTTAATTAAAGATGTTAAATTTCCTTGATATACACGAGTAGAAGTAATATCACGTTCATTATTATATACTAGGATCTTTGATTTACCATAATCATTTGCACTACCTTTTCCATATACTGTTCCACTCGGATTTGCTAAACCTAAACCTCCAAATTGAGGCTTTCTTGGATCACTTACTGAAGGATCTTCTACTCTACCTTGTTGATCATAACCAAATGCACCACCAGTATATTCTATTGTAGTATCTTGACGATTTGTATCTTTTACTAATTGTGCAGGTTGATCTGTTTGTTTTGTTACTGCACCTGTGGTCGTAAACCACATATCTGGTGTTTGTTCCCAAAAACGCTCTGGACGATTCTTATTTAATACACCTATTTCACCTCTGTTTTTACCTTTCATTCCATCTAAAGTAACTGCATTATAAGTTAATTTTGGTTTATTTGCTACTCTAAGATCATCTACATTCTTAAATTTAACATAATCTAATATATCTAACTGTTGATATCCTCCTGTTGGTTTTGAATCATATCCTTGATTTAAACCAGGTCCAACTCTTACTTGTGCAATTGGAAAAACATTATTCTTGATTCTTGATTCTACCATTCGACCTCTATAATAATCACTATTATCTGCCATTCCATTTATATTTCCTATATTTTGGCAGGAATCAAAAAAAGATTTTACTTCTTGTTTTTGTTTATATAAACTATCACTACCATTTTGATTTAACATGATATTATCATTTGCGAATGGTTCCATATTCTGCTTTACTGACCCTCCAAAAAAAGGCACTTGATTATTATGTGTAAAATCAGTTTTATCAATATATTGTCCTGTTAATGACATTACTTTCTCATTAATACGATCTTCTTTATTTTCTTTTAAAAATTGATAATTCTTTGAAATTACTCCAGTTTTTTTAGGATCTTGGGCTTTATTGTAAGCTTTACTTGCATTTTGACCTGTTATTCTTAAAGTTTCATTTGCATAATCTGAACTATATACATTATTCATTGAAGGAATCTCATTCTTTGAAATTTTATTAGTATTCATACTTGTATTTGTACTCGATTTATTTAAAATATACCCTATTCCTGCAAGTGTTATTATTACGTATAGTTCTAACATCTTATTACTATTATATTATAAAAAAGTATAATTATAAATACTTAAAGATATTTATTTTTGTTTTATAAAAATAATAATAAAAATAATGAAAGACAAAACTTATTATTAATTATATATAATTTTTAATATTTTTGAATAATCTATAAAACTATAAAAATTATTATTATCATTTATTGATAATTTAAGATCATCTTCTATATTTTTTTTAACACTATCATCCATAACTATATATCGTGATCTCATTGATTCAAAATCATCATCAAAATATGATTTTCTTTTATTAAAACTATTTGGATTCTCTGGAAAACATAATTCATAAAAACTAGAATTATATATATATCCTTTAAAATAATCCATATCAATACTTAATTTTCTCCAATTCTGTGGAGATTGATTTGATACTAAATTTTTTATCATATTCAAAGTATTACAAATACATGTAAATTTATCACGTGTATCATTGTAATATTGATGTATTGAAATTCTAATGAATTTAGGATGTAAAGTTAAAATATTTATATTATCATCTATTATTAGATGTAGCATTGCTAAAGCTAGAGGATAACCTGGTCTAAATTGCTTCCAATTTAGATCACTTGTTGTTAATTTATCAACTGTATTTGTTCTCAATAAATATTCTAATTTTGCAATTTCATTAAAACGATTGTCCTTTATTAAATATCTCTTCATTAAATCCATCATCCATGATACATCGGATATATCAAAGAAATTACCTGATTCATTTATTATAACATATGAAACATCTTTCATATATCCATCAAAATTCTTAACAATCTTTGTATCTGGTAAACCAAATATATCACCAACAATTGATTCTCCTTTTGGTATAGAATCTATCGATTTTGGCATATATTTAAGTGCATGTTCTATATTTGAAAGACGTTCGACAATCATCTCAAATGCATTAATCAGAGTACTAGAATTATCATCCATTTTATAAATAATAAAATAATAATATAATTAATTCAATTTTTAATTTGTAATTATATATATTAAATTATATATTATAGAAACTATTATTATTATCATTGATGATTTTAACCATTCTATTGTGTTTTCTAGACATTTTATATTTTTATATTCTATTTCTTTTTTTATATATCCTGGTTTAAATAATTTATAAGTAAAACATTGTGAACGATTTAATATTTTATTATATAAAATTGTCAATATACACATTTTACATGTAATATATGATATTATCAAACAAATTACAAATATATTTAATATTAATAATTCTATTTTATAAGGTTGCGATAATATTATAGAAATTATTATATATATATTCAATATTATTATAAATATTGTATTAATATCATGTATTAATATTACTATTAATGCTAATAATTTTTTTACTTTTGATATATCAGAATTCTTTATTGTTGGTATATGAATTATTGCACTAAATAAACTAGATAATAAAATTAATAAAATTATTAATTTTATTTTATTCATTTATTTAAATGAATAAAATTAAGATTCTAATTGTGGCTACTCATAAAGAAAGATATTATGATTGTTTAATTAATCAACTTAATAAAAAAAATTGGAATTATGAAATTCTAGGATTTGGATATAAAGATTTCTCATTTAGATGGAGATTACAAACTTATATAAATAGATTAGATTTAGAACCAAATCAATTATTTTTATTAATTGATGCATTTGATTCTTTATGCTATGGTCGACCAGAAGAAGTATATCAATATTTTATTAAACAAAATTGTGATATAGTTTTCGCAGAAGGTGCGAAAACTCACGGTATTAATAAATATATTCAAGAAAAATTATATACAAAATGTCAAGGAAAACAAATTAATTTTGCTATGATCGGATATGCTAATAAAATATCAAAAATATTTAAAAATGCATTAAGCAAAGAATTCGGTAATATTAACGAAGAACAATATCAATTATCTATATTGTGTAATAGATATCCAAATATTAAAATTGATTCAGATCATTATATTTTTCATGTCATTAGCAATGACACTAGTAATATTCAAATAAAAAATAGACCAATTTATTTACCAAATGGTAATAAACCTTGTTTTATTACTGGACCAGGTAATACACAACTACAAAATTTTGTATCAACATGTTTTTTAGAACCAAAAATTAATAATAATTTATTTGGATGGAAAAGAATTAAAACATATTATAGTTTCTTTTATATAGAAATTATAATATTTATAAGTTTATTTATTTTATTTATTATTCTGATCCTCCAAAAGGTGTTTTAACAAAATGAGCTGCACGAACAACAATTTCATGTTCTATTTTAATCTCAACATCACCTTTTTTGATGATTTTTATATCTGAACCATGTAAAGTTCTAATTTTTGCTTCATATTGCCATTCATTCTTATCACTACCACGAGTTGATTCGCGAATTGTAAATTTAATAGGATTCTTTGAACTTTCAAATTTCTTCCATTTTGGTTCTTGTTTATCATTTCGTGCCATTCTAAATAATACACTTGCTGCACGACGAGCAGCAGATTGAGGAGAACCTGATTTATCAGTATGATATTTACCACCTGAAAAGCCAATTTCACTATCTACAATTTTAAATGATCTATCTGACATCTTTATTTTATATTATAAAATATTTAAATTTTGATTATATAGTAATTTATTATTGCTTTTTTATATTTTGACAAGTTGGTAAATTTACAGACAATGGAAAACTATTATTATTTTCCCACAGAGTACTCCAGTCATAACTTATATCATCGTTGCATTTAGGAGGTAAAACATCGCATTGATCGATTGGTTTTGGTATACAAGGGCGATGCGAGTCTTTAGTAATCGTTCTATCGGATATAAACCAGTCAAAAGGTATTAAAGCATTTTGTTGAGGGTCCTTGCATAAAAATTCCCATCGATTAACAGTTCTTTCATGTAAAACACATTTAGGCATACTAATCAACGTATGTTCTGGTGTTAAAAATTTGCAATCTTTATAATTTGTTTTAGTTCCAAATCTTTTATCATTATCTGATGGAATATATTTACTCGCTGGACAATGAGATGCCTTTCTAGTAATTCCTAATAACTCTGAATCTACATCTACTAAATTTGGATATAATGATCCACCATATCGATCTAAAGGTACATCAATTGGAAAACATCCATCACAATCATTTCGTGGCATATCTGTTTGATATTGTCCAGGTCCTATTGATTGTCTTAAGGTTTGTGTATAAGAACCATTGTCATATGGTAATCTATTGAAACTCATTATATTATTTTAATTAAAGAAATTTATTATATTATTTTATTAAAAAATTGATTAATATTTATATATTTTTTATTACTTATAAAAATGCTTAAAGAATATATCCAAACTTGTGAACATAAATATATACTTGATATTATTAAATTTGTAAATATAAAAAATGATAATTGGTATAATACTAGTAGAAATCCTAGTATTACGTGGGAATTTATAAAAAAAAATATAAATCTTCTATGGAATTGGGATTGTCTAAGTTTTAGTGATAATATTAATTGGAACATTATTAAAGAATATCCTAATTATTCATGGAATTGGAACTATATTAGTCGTAATTCAAATATTAATTATGATATTATCAAAGAAAATATAGATAAACCATGGGATTGGTATAATTTGAGTTTAAATCCAAATATTACTTGGGAAATTATTAAAGATAATCTAGATAAACCATGGGAATGGACTAGTATTAGTATTAATCCAAGTATTAATTGGGAGATTATCAAAAATAATACAGATATACCATGGAATTGGTATTATATGAGTTTGAATCCTAATATTACTTGGGATATTATTAAAGAAAATCCTAATAAACCATGGAATTTGCAAGGTTTTAGTTCTAATCCTAATATTACTTTGGAAATTATTAAAGATAATCCAAATATACATTGGGATTGGTATCGTTTAAGTTATCATAAAATTTTAACTTGGGAAATTATAAATAATAATTTAGATAAAACATGGAATTGGAATTATATAAGTTCTAATCCTAATATTACTTGGGACATTATTAAAAATAATCCTGATAAACCTTGGAATTGGGATGCTATAAGTTCTAATCAAAATATTAATTGGGACATTATTAAAGAAAATCCGGATAAACCATGGGATTGGAATAGTATTAGTTGTAATCCTAATATGACTTGGGATATTATTATAAATAATTTAAATTTACCATGGAATTGGTATTTTATCAGTTATAATCATAATATTACTTGGGATATTGTTAAAAATAACCTAGACAAACCTTGGAATTATAATAATTTATCTACAAATCCAAATCTATTTAAATTTTCAATACAAGAACAAGTAAAATGTATTCGAGAATACTTTGCTAAAAAAGTTATCTGGAAATATTGGTTTCAAGCAATTACAAATCCTGATTATTTACTCTGTAGAAAAAGATTAACTAGAGAATTTATAAATATTAATAAAAATTGAATTATAAATTATATTATTTTATTATTTATAAAATGATAAAAACATATATCAAGTCTTGCAAGTCTAATTATGTAAACAATATTATTCATCAAAATAATAATTTTGATTGGGAAATATTAAGTTATAATAAAAATATTACTTGGGAAATTATAAATATTAATCCTGATAAACCATGGAATTGGTATAATATTAGTGTTAATCCTAATATTACTTGGGAAATTATTCAAAATAATCCTGATAAACAGTGGGATTGGTATATGATTAGTTTTAATCCTAATATTACTTGGGAAATTATTCAAAATAATCCTGATAAACTATGGAATTGGGAATATATTAGTTTAAATTCAAATATTACTTGGGAAAATATCAAAGAAATTATTAAAAATAATCCTGATAAACCATGGAGTTGGGAATATATGAGTTCTAATCAAAATATTACTTGGGAAATTATTAAAGAAAATCTAGATAAACCATGGAATTGGAATCATTTAAGTGCTCATAAAAATATAACTTGGGAAATTATTAAAAATAATCCAGATAAACCGTGGAATTGGGATCATATAAGTTATAATCCTAATATTACTATGGAAATTATTAAAAATAATCCTGATAAACCATGGAATTGGGATGATCTAAGTTTTAATCAAAATATTACTTGGAATATTATTCAAGAAAACCCTGATATACCATGGAATTGGAATGGTATTAGTTCAAATCCAAATATTACATGGGAAATTATTCAAGAAAATCCTAATAAACAATGGAATTGGCAGTATATTAGTAGTAATCCAAATATAACTTGGGATATTAT